GTGATTGCTGTGGAGCACCCCGTTGGAATCCCAGTTTCTGCTGTACAGAATGCCTCGTTGAGGGTGGAGATGACCCTACGGACTACCTTGACGAGAGGCAAAAACTGTGGACTAAAGATGGATTGTGAATTCGGTAACAAATAGGGCTCATGCTACACCTTGAGCAAAGGCAACGTGATTTCGGTATTTCGGGTGATTGGCAGCTAATAACTGCACCATGCGCGACGGGTAAACGCCCGTGGTCACGCGACGAAAGGCGACCTGGGACAAGGAGTATAGACGTGCGTGAAAAATAACAACAAGTACCTCTGTTATTTGAGCTCAGTTCAGATTAGTACACAGGTGAAGCTAGGAAAGGGAAAATAACAAATGGACACAACTAATGTGCAAGCCTCCGGGGTTATTTTTGGAGGGGAAGGAAAACCCAATAAAAAGGAAAGTGTGGTGCGAAGAGATGTAAACGTGATGAGGGGTGAGAAACTTTCGAGGATAAGGAAGATCTATACGAGAGACGAAGTTATTGGTTCAGGTCAGTTCAAACCTAGAACAGGGATAGGGATAGGTAACACCATATCGTTACCTCTTCTACAAGTGGGTGATGTAATGCTCACTGGAGCACGGCTGGCTGTGAAGGCTGGAAGGATAGACCCGGGCAAAGGTCTTGAATTGGTATCAGCCGATGACGGCCGTGGGGCACTGTGGTGGCGGGAGATACTGGGGGTGGCTTCCGCAGACGAAATGGTTGACAATACCCCCGTGGCTGATGGGACGGTTGATCAGTCGTATGCATTGATGATGGCTAAAGCACATGCCTGGGCATGGGTGGCCGAACCAACGCAAAGGATGATAACTGTGTCTCAGGCAATCGGAGTACCGCAACCTAGACCGAACTGTAAGACAGTGCGGGGTTATTGGTACTGTGACATTGAATGGGGCGCTTCTTGCATTGTCGGGCGACGGGCTTTCACTTCGCGAGGGCAAGCGCTGAGCTCTATGATGGAAAGGGTTTTTTGGGAGCTTCTGTCTGTAGCTGGGGTGAACGTGACTGTCCCGACTGCTGCAGTGTCGCTGGCAGGCACAGATAAAGCTCAACCAAATTTGGATTATCGTGTGGGGGACGTCTTTGTACGAGCAGACCCCTGTGACACTCTGTTTAAGTTCTATAGGACAGGTCTTGGACGTAGGTCGCGTGCGTATCTGGCTAACGCTCTAAACGCGCCGGTGGTAGGAATGGACATTCCACGCGACATGGGGGGAGGTAGACTTATGTGGACGGTTTGTGATTGGGCGGATGAGACAGGATTTACGCCAGGGCTTGGGTCCAACGCACTGTATGTTGGATGGGCAATGCCTAAGGTGGAAGGATCCAAAGGAAAGGTGCGGATCACGATAACGTTGATGGAAAATACAGTGACGAGTGTTGGTGCCTACTCTTTGCTCGGTGGCGCCCACTTATTCCAATCACCTGAACTCGACCTGGATCAGTGTCCGGAGCTTGGTCCCCACACCGTGTTCCCCGATGCTTATGATTATGAGCTTGTGAGTAATCTAGATACACTGCGGAAAAACACGATAACACATGGTGTGTGGGTGGGGAAACCACAACGCGTGTTGCACCAAGTGGACAGCTTTGGGACATATCCAGGCACTGCAGTGTACAACCAGTGGGATTGCGATTGGGCAGGCGATATTTACCCGACTGAAAATGTGCCAATGTGGCTGGGGTTTTCACTGTGGAGTGAGGCTTGGGGGATCGACGGCACCTTGAAACTTCCAGACATTGTGATGTCAGCTGTTTTCGAGATGGAAGCGGGTCTGGGAAGGGTAGCCGATGACACCGATGTAGCAGCTGCAGGGCCGGGAGGCCTGCCCCAACAGGCTAAACGTGCTGTGCCAGCTCGTGATTTGGTGGTCGGTGTCGAAAAGAATCCAGGTCCAATTGTGTATGACGCGGTTACACAGTCTATACGCGACGAAGACTGGCTCGACACTGGCGGGCCCCTTGATGATGGGACAGTGTTTACCGTTGACATCTCTGGGCATAAAAAACACCCAGCAGGCAACTGGATGGAAGCGGCGAATTGGGGCGGCGCGCTGGTCAGGCGAGATGTGAATTCTTCACGTAAATGGTTTTTTGGGTGGACAGACACTGTGCGCAGGCTGGTAGGTGATCCATACAGTGATTTACCAGTGCTCGATGTGCAGCCTGCGTGGCAAAAACATCCGGATTCGAAGCACGATGAGATTGACACAATGGAGGATGGAATGGGCATGCCCGAAATGCGCTCCACAGCTGTTAAGCCTGCAGGCGTATCCAGTACGACAGGGAGAGAAACTCGCTCGAATAGTCCTGGCACAGGAGGTAGAAGCGTTAACACTGTGGCAGCAGGCGGAGTCAGATTAAATTGGAAAGAGAGGGTTGAGCTGGTTGCAAGGAAGTTGTCGACACTCGGTAGCTACGTCAGATGGTGTCTGAGGCAACTGTGTACAGGGACGGGTTCCGTAGGGAAGTTCTGCAAAGACGTGCTGTTGCGGACTACGTTTGCGAGTGAGCCTGGGGTTTCAGCTCTGGCTTGCGCGCTCGATAACGTTGAAAGCACATTCTGGGATATATTGTCTGCCCTTGACGCAGTCGAAGCTCTGTTCGACAAAACCAAGATACCGCATCCAGACCAGAATAGTGCTGGTCCAGATGGTGCACTGTGTTGCGGGTTGTTTGCGTACGATGCGGTTCGCTCGTGCAAGAAGGTCGAGCTGATCGACCCAGATATGCTTTTGCTAAAGTGGACTGAGACAAAAAACGCACTTAAGATGCGTCGGGTAGGGGTTTATTTCCCTAAGATAACATCGAAGGTAAGAGTTGAGCCAGCCCGGGAACAACAAATGGTTCTGCCGGTCGAGCAGAGCTCTGAAAAGTTATCTGAATGTGAGCCGGAAAAAGCCACACAATCAGAATGGACTGAAAACGATGGTGCATTCGCGTTTTTGGCGGGAATAGGTGCTGCTGATGAGAAAGAGAAGAAGTTTGAGGACCCGATGTTTGCGCCGATTAAAAACAGGGCGTTGTGCAGCTTCGGTGAAAGATTGCCGGAACAGCTGAGCGCCCCGATCGACAGGGCAAAGAGCCAGCTTAGAGGCAATGGTGTGTGTAACGCTTTGAACAGAATTGACGCCACATCGATCACTCTCAAGTTTTCCTGCGATTGCAATCTTGCCAAAGCTTGCAGTTGTGGAATGCCAATGCAGACTGCATATGGATTGCCGCCCAAAGGTGTGATCCCAGCCGGTGACATGTCGCGAAAAGAGTACATAGAATGGGCTGCGGGAGGTTGCGACGACAGAGCTGAGACCCATTTTAAAAATCGAGTGAAAGATTGTCATTGTTTGATCTGCATTGAAAAGCACCCAGGCCCTTGCGATGGTTTTCTGGGTATGGGAGTCAACGCATACATGCATATGCAAAATGGCAATAGTGCAACTGCCACTTCGGCGGGCAAAACTGGCTCAATGCCACGGGTCTTCGAGAGTGACTGGGACATTATGGAGAACATGACTCCGATTGAATCTTTTGTAAACAGCACGATTGGCGGCGGAACTGGGGATGGCCCTGCTGATTTCATTTTCCACAATTCCAGCAGCAGTATGTACTCAAGCCAGATGATGGACAGCAGCGTCCCTGAAGTCACCATCGGAGCTGTGACAAACGCAGTGACGACTACGCAAACTCTGAATCCAAATGAACTGTTAATGTTCCCTGTTGAGTACATCAATCAGGCTGGGGCCAGCGTACCAATTACGGTGCATCAAGGGACATTGCCTGTGTGGATGGTCCAGGAAGTCGCGCCGCCTCAAGGGACAGGGTTTGCTGTCACGTACAATACTTCTGCAGTTGAAGAGTGGCGAGCAACTAAGGACAGAGGCAACACGAAGTTTTTAAATCAGGTGCTGGCATCCGGATATCTGCTCAGAGATTTGGCAACGTTCGCAAGCTCTTTTTCGACCTCCAGCGCTATACCTTTCTCTCTTGAGCAGATCGCGCTCAAAATGTGGCTTTGGTTGTGGAAGAAATGGTACCAAGAGCGTTGGGGACGAATCGCTCCTGTCGGACATGCTGGGTGCAACGACAGTTTCGGTGATCTCGGACGCTATATTTCATGTGGGACACTGGTTGCTCCCTTTACGAGGACAACTGGAAGGGACGGGTTTGCGGCGCTACAAAACAACCCAACAGTGGATGTGAACGGGACGTGGCCTTTCGGGAACAACGTGGGCGATCCAGTGAACGCGAAGTTTGGGCTGTTGAGGTTTCACGTGACCGCATCGACAGTACCCTCAAATGATTCGCCTGACTCGATAGTCTATATACCAGCACAGTTGTTGCAATGTGGTCTGGAGTTTGACAGAGCTGTAGCAGTGTATCTTGGATTACTAAGCAAGTGGCCTTTCTCATTGGATAGGTGGTCGACGACAGATGTAAATAACGTCAGGGTTGACGCAGTCGCTGGTTTTGACAGAGTGCTGGTGTCTGGGATGACTGTGATGAACGTAGTGGTGCCGTGTTTTTATCATAACTTTCTGTCCCCCGGTGGTGGTTTTGCTCCGGCCGCTATACGAACAGCAGCGATGTACAAACCCAAATGGGGAGCGGCAACGTGGGCAAATGGTGCGGATGCAGATATTGACTTCCAAGGTGCACTGAGAGGAGTGGTGAATCCAGATCCAGTCGTGTTCTTACTACCCTGGTTGTTAAGTTGGGCAGATAGAATAACAGCTCAAGACGTGTTGGCCGTGAGCAATTCGGTTCTAGCGATGGTAGGCGGCGCGGACACTGGTGCAATCGTGAAAGCAATGTGGATGAAGGCTTGTGGCTTAGCACTGAACTTTAGAGCGCCATACAGGTATGCAGGAAAAGGTGCGTTCGTTAGCCTGATCGACCCAGTTACAGTGCCCTACAGTAACACTGTCTTGTCAACTACAGTGACGCACGCAAGCGGAAGAACGCCCCATAACAAGATGAGACCTAGGCCTAACGGACAACGTTTTTATTATGGGTCGGGAGCGCCTGACTGTTATGTATTCTCATCGAACGTTGAAATATTGAATGCGATGGCCATAGGAGCTATAATTAGGAAAGATGCTACATTGGACAAACCATTCCAGATAGACCCGTATGTGATTAGCTCACCGTGGATGGGCCTAGCACATAGATTATGTGTTAGATGGCAAGCTTGCGCCTGGGCAGTCGCTTACGCCTACATTGGGATGACAGCCGCTCAGATGTCTAACGTTGGTACGCTAGCTTATCCATCGCAGTACAGGCGTATCGCTGCGATGCTAATGCAATCCAGTGCTCCGGCGCTAGGCAGGCCAGGAACAGGTGAAGGCATGATGAGAAGGATCGCTTCGAACCTCTTGGGCGCACAAGTGGCCGGATCAATCAGTGGCATATTTTGTATTATGACTGCACCTTCTAATTTATTGGCAGGATCAGTTGGGACGTACATTTGTGCTGTGTCCCCACCGAGCTTAGCACCTGCTCAGATAGCGGTTTTTGATGATGCCACGATTGATCTGGTGGGTGACGGCATCAAGTGGGTCACTTGTGTGAATTTACCTCGCTGTTTCTTGCCGCCCGGAACGCAGTTCAGAGGAAGAGGTGCTGGTTACTCTTATAAGCACGCGCCAAACGGGCTAAGACAAGGATCTGAGTTCATGCAGATTAAAGGGACGGGCAATATAGCGAATTTCAACACAGCACGGGAAAACTATTATGAAACGGTTGCTGACAATACATCTTTTGCCGTGTGGTCGGATTCCGAACTGTGGATCCTCGCGTTAATGAAACGAGATATCGTGGCATTTACAGATATGCGTTGTACAAATCAAGCTGGCGTTGCGAATCAGCTACAAGATTACAGGTTAATTCACCCGCCAAATGGGTGGGATTTGACTGAAATAACAGGAAATGCAACGGAGAGTTGGGGAGTGATTGGGTGTGTGCATACACGCATAAGTTTCCAAGGGGTTGTCCAAGGCGGAGACAGATACAAGCTCGGTGTGCTGCAAGCTCCACCAAACACCGCCTTCGCTGGGAAGTTGTTGGGTGCCTCGGCTTGGTATCCGCCGAGCGCCTTTGTTGGCCCATCTGGATATGGAGCAGGTAGCTTCACGTATGGTGAGCAAAATAGTCAGAACACAGCGATAGATTTTATCGCTTCGATAAGCAAGGATGACAATGCTACCCAGACCGGGGCAGCGCCAACCGTAGTACCCACCGTCGATGGGGCAGTGACCGGTGTATGATAGAGTGTCCGATAGTTCGCGTTGTAATGGTGGTACCATCTGGGAGGTTGGTGCTGCTGGAGAGTGAATACAAGCAGAGTGCTGCTAAGTTAGGAGTGAATTTAGAATTGGTTGAACGGAACACTGACTGCGCATATTGGCAAGAAGTTGTCCCAAGGAAAGGCAATGACACGTCTGAACTGCGAACCATTTTCCTGACATGGTGCAACAGCGAGCCAGTTAGGTCTTTCATGGGTGTGCTCTTTCCCAACGCTAGACAAGACCAAAAGATAGGGCATGGGCCAGACTGGGTGCCGGGAGTTAATGGTTTGCTGGATGTTGCTTCACTGGACCCCGCTGAATATGAAAAACTGTGCCCCTACAGGACAAAGCAGGATAAGAACATCAGACGGATGAGAATCGAAGATTTGCAACATGTCCAAGATAATCGTGTGAACATTGGCAGTGGTGGGCTGGACTACATAGCTCAAATGGGCTGGTCGCTCTCTAACTTGCTCATGACTACAGGCTCTTGTTCTTTTTTGGGTCTGGTCCAGGCCATGGACTCTAGCATGATGAACGGGAAAGATCTTGAATACAGGATTGATGCCTTGAAAAAAGTGTCCAATCAAGTGAAATTGGCACCCTTGAATGTGACAGACGATCTTGCTGCAATTGCAACTGAAAATTATAGTTTCGGCGGTTTCCGAAACCTACCATATCCCGGCTTCGACAAGCATGCAGCTTTTGAAGATCTGGCTGATCCAGAAAGGACATTTACTGCTACACACAACGAATTTCGCGACGCTTTGAGTAGAGTGTGTGGTGAAGACAATGCTACGGGAGAGTACGTGCCGCTAACGGATTATGCCCGTTCTTTAGACTGGGTGACCGCGGGTGGGTCAGACGTAAAACAAGTGATATTTTGGCGGAATGGTCTGAAACACGAAGTGAAACCTAAGAAAAACCTTGTTCCGCTCGCGCTGAGCGCGGAAGAATTAGTTAATCTAGCGTTGGAGACAACAAGCGAGGTCAATCGTGGATTTGAGAAGACAGAGGTTGGGAAAGTCAGGGTGGCCGTGGCGGGGGATATGGGGACATATATGGGCATGTCGTGGATTTTGAAGATGTACGGAAGTGGGTACGACCACTGGCGTGGGAGTACGCTGGGTGAAAAAGGTGTGGCCATTGCAATGAGGCGGCTGTTATGGTGGAACGCTACATCCCGCAGGTTGTGGGCAATGCCGTATGATTTTGACGGCTTTGACCACCAACCTAGCCTGGACGAGGTCTGGCTGTGTTGGGACCACATATGTAACCGTGTTGCACCGCTGTGTAAAGGAGACGATCAGTTTGAGATCATACGACGTAACACTTTGGCAGGGATCAAAGATTGCAAGCTGACCTGGTATGAACAGATCCACGAAGGAAAGGCACAAGTGCAAGTGACGAGACGGGTCAAAGGGGGTCTGAACTCTGGATTGCGGGTCACCACGATAGTGGGCAACATGTGGAATGCAGCAAGTTTCGATTGTGTCATCGCGAAAACGAAAGCCAGCCTGGGTTTCCTCGATCTGTACTCGGTGCGGGGTGATGATACGGCCGTTTGGGATGAGCGGCCAGAAAGACTACAAAGGTTATTCGCTGGAACGCAGGAGCTAGGGTTGCGTGCCGGGAAAGGTAAATTTGGTATAACGTTGAGTAGCTGTGAATTTCTGCGTGAACGGGTGACTCCATCTGGATGGTCAGGATATGCTGGCCGTGCGCTTGTTGCAGTGATGCAAAGGAAGCCGTGGGATCCCGCTCCATACAGTCCGTACACAACGGTTAGTGCGTATTCAAGCGCACTCTGCCAGGTCGCTAGAAGATTGAGACGGACGCCCGGTAGAATTGAAGGGTTGTTAATGGAGCGTCAGTGTTCTAAATGGGCGAGCAAACATGATGCGCCAGTTCAACTAATTTGGTCTCCACCCAGTGTGGGCGGTGGTGGGGTGAATAAGTGGTGGG